TTCAACTAAACATATTGTATCGTTGTGGTCTCCATTATGACATACTAAGCAAATTCCTATCTTTTCAAATCCTCTACCCTTTCCCATACCAACAGAATCATATCCAAAATGAATTATCTTTCCATTCTCATTCAAAACTCTTTTCATAATATTCTTTATTTTAGTAAGACTTCCGACATACTTCCCATCATATTTCTCTCTTGATTTTCTTAAATTATATGGTGGGTCAAAAATAATAGTATCAAACTTCATATCTGTATTTTTAATAAACTCATAAGCATCTCCAATAAAATCAGGTTTAAATTCATCAGAAACATCTACTCTAAACTCATCGCAATCCATCTTAACTTGCCCTGCGAATAAATTTAATACCTTTCCACTACACCATCCTTCTGTCCATAGTTTTAACTTTGGTTGCCTAAACGTCCATTTGTTTGGTGGTTGTGCTAAATATTCATATTCCATCTTAGTTCCCCTTTGGTTCGGATGGCGAAGTCAATCCCATTATTTTAGTTAATCTTTGTGGTAGTAAATCTAATTTAAATTTTTGGATTGTTGAAGACATTTTTTCATTATCTAAGAGATGTATTATTAAAGCCATATCTTGTAATAGATGCTTTGTTCTAACTGGTTTTCCAATTCTCTCTGGATAATTTCTTACTTCTTTACTTAGTCTCATAAAGATTTGTCTTAGTTGTTGTAATTCCATTATATTTTATTACGTTTTTACTATCTAAGTCGAAGTCTTCCTCTTTATTAATTCTGCAATTATACATCCTGTTAATATACATATAAACCAATATAAAATTATTTGTATATTTGTTATTATCATTTCGTTTCTCCTGTAGTAAGCGAATCTGCAATCACTTTCATTTCTCTATAGATTATAATATACATTAAGACACACATCATTAATGATAGAAACGCCCAAGGGTCTTGACTGTCTAAGAAATTATAAAAATTAACTCCAAGGAAGATTATAGCTAAGAACAACCACCCACCGTTCATGCTTTCACCTTCCCATTCTTTAGATTAAGCGAACCAAATATCTTTTCTATTTCTTCAACTTGTATTGCCCACATAGCTTTGTTTAATATTTCTTGAAGCCATAATTTATAATATTCTTCATAGCCTTGATTTTCTAGATTGAGAATTGTTTCTTGTAAATTCATTCCTTCTTTATCTAATTCTTCTATAATCATGGCGACGCCTCCTGGACACTTGACGATTTATATTTATTTTTCCAGTTATCTCTTGATAGTCTTAGCTCCTCGCATTTGTATAATAATTTATATCCTTTGCTAAGAATTAATTTAGCATCTTCTGTTGTTAAATGAGAAAAATCTACAATATCTTCGGATTCTTTAAGTAGCTTTTCCATTTCTATTTCAATCTCTGATTTTGGTGTTTTCATTCTTTACCTCTTGCCTTTCTTAATTTATGAATTTTTACTGCATCTTCTATGTTCATATTTTTATAAATTGATGGATGATTTTCTTTTAGTTCTTTCACAAATTCTTCTTTTTGTTTTTCATTCATCTTGTTCTTCCTTTAATTTTTTATAACATTCATAGCATCTGTCTTCATTTAGTCTGAAGAATAATGCTCTTTTCCCACAATCTTTGCAGGGCTTTCCAAATATAAATTTTTTCATGTGAATTCACCGAAATGATACATTTTGTGACATTCTGAACAAACTACTTTTAAATTTCTAAAGTCATCGTATGTTCCTCCATTAATTCCCCTGCGGATTCTATGTATTTCTAATTCCGAAATATCAAACTCTTTTTTACATTCTTCGCAAGTATTTTCAACGAATTTACAAAGCAACTCTTTTTTGTTTTTACTTATCATTTTACTTTTGTAATGTCGTCAATATCAACAAAATCACCTTCTTTTAGTTCTAAGTCTGTAAGGTCTGCTGGTTGAAGTCTTATATCTACACTTCCTCCAACTTTTACAATCTCTCTTTTTCTCATACTTATTTATAAGTATTAATCTTTATAAACTTTTCTATAAACTTTAAAGTAACGACAAAACTTTTATAAAGAAAGAGATATTAGTTATTTAATGATAATTACTTTTAATATATTTTCGGTTAAGTGGCAGGTGTTTGTGCTTTGATTCGACATAACACCTCCACTCTCCGTTTCTCATTAACTATTCATAAGTAACTACACTATAAAAATCTTTCTATTCTGCGTTTTTTCTCAAAACATAGTAAATTGCCATATTTGATGCAATAATTACAAAAAACCAGTTGTTTCCATCTCCTACTAAGTTGTAACTAAGTAGTAATAAATTTAATAAAAATAAAAATAATAAAATTTTGTATTTCATCTAATCTTCTTCAGATTCTTCTTCTTCTTCTAAAATTTCATTTTCTTCCATTTTTTTAACCTCCTAGTTTATTTTACAAGACTAGTTGAATTGAAATGTCCTTATTTAGTAATTTTGTGATTCCACCACTATATTCAATAAATCCTAATTCTTGAAGTGCATTTAGCATTAAAGTTAGTTTGTTGTGATTTATTCTATCTGCGAAAAATCTTTTCCAATCTGAATGACCTAAATTTAAACGAATTGAATAATCCATTGCTAAATTGCTTGTTTTAATTTCATTAAAAAATCTGTTACAATGTTTCAAAGAATCTATTAAAGCTATTAATTCTTCTCTACTTGCTTCTGTTCGGACTTCTTTGGGTTCTTCGTTTTGTGATGGTTTTTGATATTTTACTATAATTAATTTATCTAACTCTTTAATTATTTCTATTGAGCTTTTTTCTTTCCATTGATTTGCTTCTACTTCTAAAATTTTTTCTGGATGAAATTTATTATATAATTCTAAAAGTCCTCTTGTATAAAATTCTAATTCTGTATTTCTTTTTTTATAATTTGTTCCTATTAAAGTTTCTAATGCTTTTCTATAAGTTTTGCATCCTTTGACCCCTAAGACCATTGGTTCTCCTTTTTTTTCTATACTTTGAATTGGTTTACTTGTTACTTCCATTTTCTTCCTCATCTAAAAATAATTTATTTTTATCCTTAATTTTCTCAGGCTTATCTGAAGGTAGATACCATAATGCACTGCTTTCTTTATATCCTTTACAATTACACATAAAATATCCACACATCTGTTTTTTGTTTAACTTCCCACAATTCCAACATGGTGCATAATCTTCTTCTGTCATAATATAAATGCTTTCAAATCATTTAGTAAATTTAATATTGCGTTTGTGTTTGGGGTTATGCCTAATTTTTTACAATCTTCATAATATAATAAATTTTCTCTTATTAATTTTTTAAGTTTAAAATCTTGTGATTCAAAAAGTAAAACAGCTAACTTTCTTGAACAAATGTTTGGTTCGTTGCAAAATATGGAACAAGATTTACAGGAGCAGGATATGGTAGTTCTTCCACTTTTTTTTGTTAATTGGACTATTTGACCGTCTACATCATAATATCCGTTTTCGCTTGGTTCTATTAGACCTAACTTAATAATCCCTTTTGCGTTTTTAATTAGTTTTTTCATTTTTATAATTTAGTCATCTTTGATTCAACTAACCTCCTATGTTCTTTTCTACTTTTTTCTTGAGTAAAAAATGCGTTACCATTAATAAATCTTTCTCCTTTAAGAAATCCAGAGTAGCCATTATATAATAATTTTTCTTCCATACTTAAATTAATCCAATCTTCAAGCTTTTTCATCCTCACCACCAATTAATTTGTATGCTTTAAACTTACTCATGCTTAATATTTCTTTGTTTTTGTATCCCATTTTTTCTAATGCTTTTATTTGAGGTAGACTTGGGTCTTCACTTTTCCATTTTTCTAAAGTTTCTTTTTTGATTTTAAATTGGGCTTTCGGAACTTTTCCTACTTGCCCGTTAGGGAGTTTTATATAAACTAAAATATGGAATTCATCTTTGGCATAGATTAAGTTGCTTAGTTCTATTTCGTTTGATTCACTTAATCCTTCAATCTCTTTTGCGATTACTTCTGGCTTTGAATTTTTTAGTGATATTACTTTCATTTTTTCCCAACTCCTATTATTATTCCTATAGGATAAAGAATTGACACAATTAATAAACCAAGAAATCCCATTTTTTCCCAATACAATACTCCAAGAATAATACTACTTATAATCATTAATGATAATATATATAAATTTATTTTAATATTCATCTTGTTCCTCGATTATTTTTTTAACTTTCTCAATGTCTAACTCGTCTCCGTATTCCCATTGGTTATCTATCTTGTCTTGGGGTTTTAACTTTATAACATCTGTGTTTCCGTATTTGCCGAATTTTCTTGGTTTCATGTCTTTTTTAAGATTAAAGACTACTTAAAGGTTTCGCTTTTGTTTTGCTTTTGTTTTATTACTTTTAAGTTAAAACTCATCTTTAAATAGTTTTATATTATTAATATGATATAACTGGGGAGCTATAAGAAAAGAGGGTCGGCGATTATATCAAACACCCCTTATATTAAAATGGAAATACAAAAAATGATAGATGAGGTGAAATGTGATGAAGACAATTTTGAATTCTTCTATCCTAATTTGCATAAGCAAAGACAGGCAGATTTCAACTTATCTAAATGTCTTAGAAATATTAGATGAAATTAGATAAAGAGACTTTGATTTTAATTACTATATTAGCTTTGTTATTTATTGGTCTTGATATTTTAATTTTATTTATTGATTTTAATCAGGAAACTTCTTATTCTCAATATTCTTCTTATGAGTTTTATGCAGATAAGTTTAGTTCTGATTCTATTATTTTAAATATTTCAGATTATTGTTCTGATTCTTTTAATCCAGTTAGATGTGTTTTTGATTTAATTCCTATGGATTATGACGATAGTCGAGTTGGTCAATCTGAACCTGCTTTTAGAAATCCAGGGGATTATTTTGTTTTTGGTGGAGTTTGTAGGGATTTCGTAATTTTACGTGCAAGTGCTTTAGATAATTTAGGAATTCATTGCATGTTTGATTTTAGTAAATCTCATCATGTGTTTTTGGTTTGTGCTTATGGTGATGATTTTTATGTTTTGAATAATCAGTATTTTTATAGATATTAGTCATTTTATAGTTGTTACAAAACTTATACATATCTTTATATACTTAGTTTTATAACTATTCTTATGAAAGTTATTGATAAAGGTATTAATGATAAAAGAGTTAGAGTAATTATTGGAAGCAATAAATATGGAGAAAAAGGAATTTCTAAACCGATTAAAACAATTTTAATTAAAGATGCTACAACTGAAGAAGTTTATAAAAAAATAATCGAGGCATTGAATGAATAAAGAAAAAATTGAAGAAATAAAAGAGTATATTGAATCTTCTGAGGTCGAAGTAGGTGAGATTGATTTAGGCGATAAAGAAATTTGTGATATTAAAGCTAATCCTGTTTTGTTGGCAGAATTTTATATAAAATATTTTAATGAGTTTAATCGTGTGTTTAGAGATTGTGGAATTAAAGAAGTTAAAGAGATAATATGCTATAGAAAAATATTTAATGAATTAATGAAATTGTCTTCTTATAAAAATAGTGATTCTGAATTTGGGAAAAGTTATTCTATTAGTTTACTTGAGGATTATGTTTTAGAGAATTATGATTTGATTTCTGGATTTTTTGATTTTTGGTTGGAGGTTACTGGATGAAGTTGATTAGTCAAATGATAGAAAAGAAGATGGAAAATTCTAGAATTTTGTCTAAAAGTCATCAGTACGAATTAAGCTATCAAGAACACATATCTGCATATCTTTTGTCCTTGGCATATCTTGAATTGAATGATAAAAATATTAAGTTGAAATCTCATTTATTTAGTAAATTTATTGTTGAGCTGAAACCTTTATATTATCAGAAACTTTTGAATCTTAAACAAGAGGAAGATTTTATTATTATGAAAGCTATAAAAAAAATTGGTTTAGATGTTGAAGAACAGTCAAATAAATGGGGTTCATTGTTCTCAGAGTTTACTTGGGCTATACTTTCTTATGAGCATATGGAGAATGATTAATGGAAAATAATGATATAAAACCTACTGATGCGTCAATTATTCCTATGGTTGAAAGATGCCTTGCTAATTTTATTAATGAGCAGGGCGTTCAAAAAATATCTTCTTTATTGAGTTGTATTGATGTCTTGAAAAATTATTTAATTGTTAATTATGGTGAAGAGTTTACTATTAATATTGTAAATAAAAATCTTGGTTTGATAAAGTTATCAAAAATTAAAACATATTCTGACTTAGAAAGATTTATTAAAAAGATAAGACCAAAAGTTAATGAAGTTAGAATGTTATATGATTCTATTAAAGGGACTAAGCAACAAAAAAATAAATCTGTGTCATCTATAAGAAGTCTTTCAATTAAAGTATCTCCTTATCAACAAGAGTTACATTATCTATTAATGATTTTATTAAAGGCTAGTACTTTACAAAATAGAGCTATCTCTAGAGAATTGTTGAGAAAACCAGAAGAATCTAAATCTAATTACACGTCGTTTGAAAGATATCGTGATGATAATAAAGATGGAAATAATTGAATCTATTAATACAAATTTTTCTGTAAGAAATATGAATAAAAGTTTTAACAGCGAATTTGTATTTATCTTTGCTCGTCCTAGATATGGGAAGACTCTTGCAGTTGAATCTCTGTTAGAGCTATATCATAAAGCTGGATATACTATTCTATGTTTGTCTGATGTTAAAGACGATTGGGAACTTGGTTATTCTATGTTCATGCCTGAAAAACAATATCATCTTAATAGGTTGAAAAAAGATGGAACAATTCCTGGCAAAAAAGATGTTAAATTATACCATCCATTTAGTTTTTCAATTCCATCTAATAAAATCCCAGATATTAATTTTTATGGATTTAGCCTAAAGGATTTAAATAGGTCAGAACTTTCTATGATTTCAGAGAGTGCGTGGGAGTCGGATACATCTCGTCTTCTTCTTAATGCTTCTAGTAATGTTTCATCTAGTACTGGTCTTGATGCTTTTCTGCATTATATACAAGATAATATTGTTGGGAAGAAGGATGGGAAAGAGCTAAAGCCAGACCCAAAACTATTCAATTTAAGTGTTACTGGTGGTACGGCAAAGAGTTTACAAGATATTGCTTCATACTTTTTGCCATTTAGAAAAGATTATTTTTTAGTTGCTGACAATTCTGATTTAAAACTAGACTGGGGTAAGATTCTTAATGATAATAAACATTATCATGTTTTTGGTAGTTGTTATATTAGTGACCCAAAAATAAAAGAATTCTGCATCCTTTCTCTACTTAATTCTATTATTAGAAATAGAAAGAAGGGTAAGAAACCTATATTGATTTACATCCCAGAAATAAGATTTTTAGTACCTTTCCGCCCTGAAGGATATAAGAAGTTCCTCGCTACTTCTATGAAATCTACTATTTCAATAATGGGTAGTATGGGAAAAGGTGGTATAGCTGGAGTTTTTGATTCTCAGTCATTTACAGATACTGATGAAGATGTTGTTAAAAGTCAAACTAAAACATTTTTTGGAGAAATGGGTTCGCAAGATATAGACCGTATCTCTAAAACTTTGAGATGGTCTAAAGACCAAATTAAACCCTTAATTCAATCTGATGCAATAAGAACAAGCCAACCAACATTTCTTTATATGGGTGATGTAGATAGAGGAACGTGGACTCCTAGATTTCCAAGTCATTGTCATGCTGAAGAAAGTTATGAGTTTAATGAAATGTATAAGAAACATTATCCTGAGAAGATGAAAAATTATAATGAATTGATTTCTAAAATGAAAAAACTTGTTGTAGATGAAAAAACTAAAATTAATGAAAAAATAAAGAGAGAACAACAGAAGAAGAAAGAAGATGTGGAAAGAAAGAAGAGAGATAAAGAGTCTAGGAATAATAAAAAATCTGATGATGTTACTTTTGTCAATATTCACCAAAAGGAAGAGAAAACAAGACTCAGGGATATGGAACTTACATATAATATGTACCATGATGAGAATCTTCCTAAATCAGAAAGAGGGATAAGAGCTATAGCTATTAAACTTGGTATAAGTAAATCCACCGTTGCTAATTATCTCAAACAACATAACAATACTCAAAATAAATTTACTACGGAAGATGTGTCCACCTCAGATGTTAATATATTTGACCTATAGGGTTATTTGCATTGTCCACAGTTGATAATAGAAAAATTTAAATATACATATTAATTTATAATAACACGGGTATTACCATATTAAAAGAATAAACACTGGTTGTTCGTCCATTGGACAGAGATGAGTTGCTGGAGAAAAATTTATTCAAATGGGAACACCTAATTAAAATAATAACGACGATAAAATGCATAAAAACTATTCAAACATCCTTCAAACTTCCACGAGACTTTTAATGTCCAGTCCTAATTATAATATAAAGATGAGGTCTGGGTATATTTTCTGCTCTTTTATAGTCGATAAAACACCTATGATTTCGTCTGCTCTAAATTGTGAGGTGTGTCCAATGAAAACATTATATGGACACAATATCTGATGTCAAGAACTAAAGGTGCAAGAGATATATCTATAAGAAAGAAAAGAAGTGATATAAATAAAAGAAGAAAAATGTATGCTAAGAAACCTACAAAAAAGAAAAGAAGAGTTAATGGGAAATTAGTCTTATATAAAAGTAAAAGAAAACATGGTGACCCTGTTAGTATTTGGTTTCAAGAGAAGAAGAGAATGAGACACGATGGATATATGAAATGGCATAAAGGCATCAGGCGGTATGTCGATAGAACTACTAAAACATGGATTGACAAACCAACTAGAGTGAATCCTCAAAGTATCTCTACTCCTGAGAAACTTGGTGAAGTTACTATTGATATATTACAGTATCCTGGACTTTTTAATCTGACTATGCCAACTCATTCTAAAAATAGATATGGTGTCAGCTATAAGAAAAAGGCAAATATTAAAATTACTGAAACAGAGGAGGGATTACATGCTGTTGTCTCGGATTTTTCAAAGATGAGACACTATGGATGGTTCTTTAAAAATGAGATTATGCGTTAATTGTCTTAATAGATTACCAGATGACTCACATTATAATACTAAATATTGTTCATATAAATGTCTTTGGCAATTTCATAATAAAAGAGTTGGTGCTAAAAAACGACTAATTAGAAGAAATAAAAAAATACTTAAACCACAGAGATTTTGTCCCAACTGTAATAAAGAGATTGACCAATTAGAACATCATTCTATGAAGTTTTGTTCATTAGCGTGTAGAGAGAATGTTAGATATAAAAAAGATAAGGTAAAGAGACTAGAATTATCTAAACTATTGTATATTAAAAATAGAGAAAAAATTATTTCTCGTCAGAAAAGATATGCTAAAATGAATCGAGATAAAATAATATTAAGTAGGAAATTATTTAGGAAGAATAATTTAAAAAAGGTTAGGATTCAAAATATGGAATATTATAAAAAGATGAGGTCTAATCCTGACTGGGTTGTTAAGTCTAGATTACGAGGTTTGCTTAATAGTACATTTAAGAATTATATTAATGGTATGAAAACCATGCACTCTGTTGATTATGGTGTAAATTTTATTGATATTATTGAACACCTTAAACCATTTCCAGAAGATATTTCAAAGTATCACATAGACCATATTCGTCCTCTTTGCTCTTTTACATTTGTTAAAGAAGATGGTTCTGTTGATTTAGAAGAAATTAAAAAAGCGTTTGCTCATGGAAATCATCAGTGGCTTACGATTGAAAATAATCTTAGGAAAGGTGGCAAATGGAAAGCATAATTAATAAATATGTAGCATTATATCTTAGGGTATCTACTGAAGAACAAGTTAAACATGGAACAAGTTTGGATGCTCAATTAAACAAACTCCAGGAGTATTGTAAATTTAAGGAATGGACTGTGTTTAAAATTTATAAGGATGAGGGTATATCTGGTGGCTCTACAAAGAAACGAAAGGCTTTTCTTAGAATGATTGAAGATTCAAAACAAGGTAAATTTTCTGCAGTTGTCGTAACTAAAATAGATAGAGCTTTTAGAAATGTTGTTGATGCTCTTTTAGTATTAGAGGATTTTAGGGTTAATGATATAGACTTTGTTTCTATAGCTGAAGATATTGATACTACTACTCCTATGGGTAAAGCTATGTTTACAATAATTTCTGTCTTTGCACAATTAGAAAGGGAGATGAATGCAGGTAGGGTTCGTGACGTTAGGATTCTTAGATTTAAACAAGGGATGTTCCCAGCTCGTGCTTTCTTTGGATATAAACCTATCAAAAAGGACAGAAAGATAATTGGGTTTGGTATTGATAAGAAGAAGGCTGAAATAGTCGAAGACTGCTTCCTTATGGCTTCTAATGGCACTTCCTATAAGAAAGTGTGTGCTAAACACAAAATTAAGCCTCAGTCCTATTATAATATTTTAGAGAATAAAGTTTACTATGGAATCATTGAATTTGAAGGCGAAGAAAAAGTCGGAGTTCATCCCCCTATTATATCTAAAGAATTATTTGAGAAAGTAAATCAAAGATGAGTATCTAAACCTGTGTTTCTTGTAAACGTGCTTTGTAAATCTGATGCATAAACATTTTCTTCTTTATTTACTAATTCTCCTCTCATTTTTAAAAACTCCATATCGTATGTATCTGATTGGGTTAATGTTATTTTTATAAATTTGATTGAGTTTTTTGCACGAGGTACTTTGAAGTCAATTGAGTTTTTACTTGTTCTAAATCTACTCGCTCCTGTCATTGCTACAAATCTACTTCCGCCTAATTGGTTTATTACTGTTGTTCCTGAGAATGCCATATCAGTTTACTTCCTGGCTAAATATTAGTTTATTTCTTTTTCTCACTGCTGTTTCTCCAGTATTCCAGTCTTGAACTACAACACTTGTTGAGGATATTTCTTTTGATTTTTTCATTATTCTCGTTGCTTTTTCAAGAATAAAAACTCTTATTGTTTTATTTTCTCCTTTTATCGTATATAGTTTTACCATTAAATTTTTCTCCTTCTTCTTTTTTGTGCTATTCTTTTATTTATTGCAATTTCAATCGCATCATCTTCTCCTAAAAATTCTTTTTCTTGTAATCTTTTTGATACTCTATCGTCATATTCATGAGTTTTTCTTCCTTCACCAAAATCTATTTTTATTTTTTTTATTGCCATTAGTGAGACCTCCTCTTTATTTGAAAATATGTCGTTTCTTTTTTCGCCATCTTTAATTGTGCTGGAGTGAATCCAACTTTTAATATTTCTTTCCTTGAGAATATTTCTATACTTCCTGATGGCTCATGATATAATTCGTAAGTCTCTTCTGCAAAATTTCTTACCTGTGTTAATTCAAATCTTGGCTCTAATGGTTTATTTATTTTTTTAAAAGAGTTGCTGTGTATTCCCATTAGTGTTTCCTCATATAAGATTTAGCATAAGTCATAGCTTGGGGTTTTGTTTTGAAATTTTTTAATGTTTTTGAGGTTATTTTATTATCTAATTCTACAATCCATTCACTTGGTTTATTATAGCCCCATGCTTCTTTATTATAATCTTGTTTTGTAACAAATAACCATAAATCTCCACTTCCACTTATTTTATCATAATTTCTTCCCCATTGATAATAGTCTTTTTTCTTTTTTACTAATTTCCAATCTTTAGTTGCCATTTTAAATAAAAGGTTCTAATTGCCTTTCCAATTTAGCTTTTGAAATTTTATCTTCCTTCATTACTTTCCTAACTGCTTCTCCGTAACTATAATCGTCATCCATCAATCTTAATACTTTTCTTGCAGATTTTGTTTTGTATACCATTTTATTTTAAATATCCCCCATCTTCTATAGAATCAATTAATTTTTTAAAACTATTTCCTTTATTCCATACTTCCCAATCATAGTAAATTGGTGATATATCTGAAAATGGTATAAATCCTATTACTTCATTTCCCTTAGAAATAGTATAACCATTCCCATATCCTTGTTTTGCTGTATATCCTTCTTTCTTTAATTGTTTTCTGAATTTAATTTTAATACTAGTTGCCATCTTAATTTTTCCTCATGTAAGATTTAGCGTAAGTCATAGCTTGTGTTTTTGTTAATTGTTTTTTTACTTCTTCTTCACTTTCACCAAAAAAATCTCCTACCCAAAAACTCCATATATGACCCTTAAGCCCTTGTGGAGAAGAATTTGGAGCAATAGCGATTGTTTCAGAAGATTTTTTATTTCCCCATTCTGTAACTTCTTTATCTT